CTACTTCCCATAGTTCCCATCAAATTGATTCAAAAATCCTGCGATAAGCTCATATGCCTGGTCAAGCTCTTGCTGATTATGGCGGTAGAGGTAGAGGTCTTTGAACTGCCCCGACTTCTTGACCTTGGGTGGCACGCCGATGTAGTAGAAGTCTTTTGGATTCCAGCCCATCAGCATAGAATACCAAACGGCCTGCACGTGGTTGCAGTGTTTTATCATGTCATCAGCGAAGGCTTGCAGGTTTTTTGCCGTGGTTGTCTTCACATCAGCGATAATCTTCATCTCATCCCAGCAAAGGTCCATTGCGCCCTTGCCGAGTAAAGTCTTGTCTGCAACTGTGATTTCGCTCACCACGATGCGCTCCTTCTCACTCTTGTCGAACATCTCGCCAAGGAGTTGCACCTGGTGAATTGCGTCATAAGTGTTGCGCACTGGATTGCCCATTGTCTCGTATTCGCACTCAAGCAGCGCGAAGTGAAAGTCCTTGCCGTAGTTCAGCGATGCCTTAGCGTAGCTGATGTCTCCAGTGTAGTGCCGTTTGATGCGGCTTGCCGATACGGCTGGGTACTTGATGTAGTCTTCGCGTGTCATGAGTTGAAGGTTGAGGTGTAGTAGATTGCAGAGCTCCGATTGTAGTACTTTTGAACTCGAGTCTGTTGGTCTGTTCTGCCTTCGCGATAAGCATCCATTATCTGCTCCTTTTCCATTGCTTTGGCTTGTTGGAACACAACCGTATTCTTGATGTCGATGCTGGTATGGTGCTGTTCCAATTGCTCAACCAACCATTCTACTGCCGTTTGTTTCATGACTTATAAACAAAATTATAATATTGCTCTCCCAGTTGCAGGCCGTCGAGTGCGCCTTCGTTGTAAGTTTCAATTATCTGCTGTTTCTCCATCTCCTTCGCTTGCTCAAATGCCTCGGCAAAGTATGGCCCCATCTCGGCCTTGAGCTTGTTCTGCACGGCTATCTCAAGCCATTGCACTGCTGTCATCTTAGTTGCCATATCACTTCAAATTTGGATTAGACTGTTGTGCTCTTTGGCGTGCCCTGCGAATACTCTCAGCAGCTGGAAGCTTGCCCTCGCTCATCATGTCGAGCAATTGCTTTGCTGTGGTTTGGTTAAGCTTATCATAGCCAATGATATCGGCCCAAACGTATGCAATAAGCCTTGCATCATTCTTGCGTGTTGCAGGCACGCGCTCAAGTATTGCGCGGACCTGCTTGGTAGGGTTGTGTTTCATCGTGTTATTGTTTGAATTTTCTCTTCGTAAATCTCAATGCCAGGGATTGAATCCACGCCGCACTTCTCCATTGCCTTGAGTAGATTCTGCGTGAAGTCTTCAGGCTTGTACATGCCGGAGCCGAACAGGACTCCGAGCACCTTGAGCCAGTCGACCTCTCCAGCAATGCGCACTTTGCGAATAGTGCGTATGCCTTTGATGTGATCGTGCTTGATGCTGACCTCGGTGAGATTATCCACCAGGCTCTCTAAGGTGCTTGCCTTCTCTTGCTCTGCTGCGAATTGCTTCTCGCAAGCTGCGTTATATTCGAGCATGGCCGTTTTGGTCGATGCGATGAAGGTGGCAAGTGGTGTGACTGCATCGCTCTCGATGCGCATGAGTTCTTTCTTGTAGGCATCAAGCGGACCTGTCACCATCTTGCGCGCATCTTGGATGGCTTTGATGGCCTTGTTCACTTCCGCGATTGCATTTGATGCAGCGGTGTAGTGCATGACGTTCTCGATTGGATAAGCAACGCCTTCATAGCTGTTGCGTTCTATTAGTTGCTGGGCTGACAGGACCTCAGCAGAATTTATTGTCTGATACAATTTCTCGATTGGAATTGTTATCTTTGCAATGCTGTTCATGTGTTTTTGATATGTGAGTAAGGCCGAGGGTTGTGTGTGTCCTCGGCCTTTGTTGTTTTTAGAATGGTAGCCCTGTTGAGTCGTTAGAGAATAAGCTGTCGAGATCCTGCTCATCAGTCACGGTTGTGCTCTCCCACTTTGGTGCAGGCACAGCGGCAGGCTTCGCAGTTGTGCGAGCAATCCACTCATCGCTCTTGCGGATGTCTTCCTTGAGGAAGTCCGGCAGCTTGTTGAATACTGCATCATCGTGCTCAGTGGTGTCATAGCTTAGCAATTCGTTCACGGCTGGAGGGCAGGCCATGCCTTTCGGTAGCGGCGAGATGCTCATGATGTTCGCATAGGTGCGGTCTTCTTTGCCGTTGTGTGCGATGTTCAACATGCAAGGATGTCCGAGTAGCTTTATGATGTCGAAGTCTCCAGCTTGCGCATCGGTCATCTTTTTGCCGACCCATGACTCCACGAACTTGCGAAGTGATGCCTTCTCGCCCATGCTGAGGTTGAATACTGTCTTCACGTAGAAGGGCTGCTCGCCTTTCTCATCGCTGAAAACTGCTGTCTCAAGCGGAAGCTCGAATAAGAATTGCACTTTGCGTTTCTTGTTGCCCCACTTCTCATCGAAGGTAGTGCCTTTGTCAATGATTTGGTAGCAGCGTGCTACGTGTGCTCCTTCGGGAGCGATTTGGCGGCTTGAGCCGTTGCCAGAGTTTACTGGTGCTTTCATGTTTAAAAGATTAAATTGTGGTTAAAAGTGCTTGAGTTGATTGTTCGTGGAGATACTCGGTAACAAGTGCAAACTGATTGTGGAATTCATCCATCTTGCAAGGATCCCAAAGTCGTTTTTCAGGTGCAACGCCATGCTCCATGCTGCGATGATATTGGCGTGCTAAGTTAGCGGCTTGAGAGTCGCATCGGGTGTAGAGACCTTTGATGCAGCCGTCATTGACAACCATGACCAAAGTGCCAGTTAAATGATTGTAGTGAAAAAATTCAGTGCCCTTCCAATTCTTGAAGGTCGTTGCTGTTGAGAGTTCTGGTGTGTTCATATTGCTGTGTGTTTTAGTATGCAGCAAATGTACACCTATCTTTTGAATTAGCAAAACAAAAAGCAAACCACCAGCACAAATTTACTTAACTCGCTAATTATCAGCGCAATTAATTTGCGCGACAAATTGCGAATCCGACAAGGCCACCGAATACAGCCCCTGCAAGTTGGGTCTGGTACCATTTTTTCGGCTTGTCTGCCACGATCACGTTGTGCATTCCTGTGACGCTCACATATGGGTTGTCGATACCAAGGCGAACAACCTTGTCACGCTTACGCGAAAATAAGCCCCCTCGCATCGTATCTCCAATTGCAACGGTATAAGACACCGGAATGATAATCGAATCGATTTGAAGCCTTCCTAAGCGGTTTATTGACCCACCTATCTGAAGGAACTTACCCTCCCGACTGAATGACCTCGGCAGGCGCAAGTGCGGAAAGCTGTCGATGTACACCGTTTCGCCCAGTTGCAGCTCAGTCTTCACCACCGTCTTAGTCTGATACCGCACCACCACCTCAGGCTCTCGCAGTTCCAATGCTCGAAGCTTGGTGCCGGCCGCTGCAAGCTGGATGGATTGGCTGTAAATCTTCGAGCTGTCACTTGCAATGCGCACAGTGTACTCCGAGTTTAGTGAATCGAGATACATGGCATTGCTTTCGGATTCACGCAATGCACCACATGTGCGCAATAGCAGAAGCAAAATGAATAAGCAGATTGCCAAAAGACTCAGTGTGCTGATGTTGCTTTGCTGCATAGGATTAGTTCGTTAAGACGTTTGATGTAGGTGCTTTTGTCTCTGAGTTCATTGAGCAATATATCCGCTGCCACCTTCAGCGGCATGGCCTTCTCGGCTATGTAAACTGCCAGCACCTTCACAAGTCTCTCATCGCATTCGCAGTCGGTAGCCGGTAGGTTGCTCATATTTGCCTGGTTGCTTTCTTAACTAATAGCCGAATCACATCATCAAGCTTGTCAACGCTACTGGCAAGCATCTTCATCACATCATCGCGCTCCTGATCCGTTGCATTGTTGTGCTCAATCATCATCTTCACCAAGCCCCCGATTGAAGTCAATGGCTGGCGCAGTTCGTGCGATAGCATGAAGCGGAACTCTTCCAGAAGTATCTTCTGGCGTTCATGCTCATGGTTGCTGATGGAAGTCACATCGACAAGCTGGATTCCGATGAAGTGCAGCATGTCAACAATTGAATAAACATTCCACATGTTGTACCTCTCAGAGGCCATCTTCTGCTTTGTCTTGGCATAGGTCCGAATCGGATCGGGTGTTTTCTTCTGCGACTTCCTTATTGCCTGAAGCAGCTCATCGCGGTCGGAATCATTGGCCGCAATGTCGAGAATGTTGGTAGGCTTGATGTGGCTGCTGTACTCCTTGAATAAATCATTGGAGGTGACGATATTGCCATCCTTATCGGTGATCACATAGAAGAGGTCAATTGATGACTCAAGGATGTGCAGGCTTGCCATATCGCAAAGATAAGGCAAGGATTGAACTTTTAGGCCAATTCTTTACGTAAGTCCTGCAAAAGATTTGACCAGGCAGCACCGCACCCCATAAGATACTTTGCAGACATCCACAGAGTGAAGCTGAAAACAATGCCGTTTAAAAGTATATCGTAATCCATAGGCGTTTCCAATTCTTGCGTATTCCTTACAGGCTGAGGTTTGGCAGTATAGTACGTGGGAGCAGTCAACAAAGATACATCGCATGGCTGAATAGTATCGAATGCGGTGAGAACTTTCTCCTTGCGAGGCTGTGCCATGACGGCCTCGAAGCTTTCGCGGTTAGCCTGGGCGAAGCTTGTATCTGCATTGGCTGCCTCCCAGCTCATGGTGTCGATGTTGAGCTTGTTGTGCCTTGCAATCTTTATTGTATCCCTACGAATCTGCTGCATCGCTTTTTGCTTTTGGAATATACCCAGCAGCGATTAATGCTGCAATGATAGCGGTTAATGTCTCGGCTGTTATCACTTTGAAGATTAGTAAAAATATGGATACCAGAATCATCAGCGAGCCGATGGTGCCACGCCAGTGCTTGACAACGACATCCACAACTCGCCTTGGTTTGGTAGCCCTTTTCCTCATAGGTAAGTTTACGCAAAGAGGCGGCCCGTGTTGGGGCAATAGTAGCTCAGAAGTTACAAAGTGAGAAATACAGATTCGCCTCTTCGCGGCGGCGATTGGTTAAGCCATTAAGCACTTTGCCGCCTGCCTTGTTCCACTTCAGGAACTCATCCAAGATGCTTGGGTCTGCTGCGTTTGCTTTGGCCTTCTTGAGCAGCGTGGATTTCACCAACGCACCAGTTCCCACGTTGTAGCTGAATGCTACTAACGCATCGAACTGGCATTGATTAAGGTTAGGTAGGTGTTTGTTTACTGCATCCTCATATGGCGAAAGCGTAGCGAGTAGCAATTGCGTTGCTTCCTTTTCGCCTGTTAGTTTCTCTCCCAGTAGCACCTTCTTGCCGTTCGGATGGCGAGTGCTGCCGTAGCCTATTGTCGGAACGCCAGCAGGGCAAAGGTAGGAACTAAGCCGTAAGCCCTCGTACTTCTTAATCAGATTCAGACCAAGCAGCGAGGTTGAGCGCATTATTTAATCTCGTATTGAAAATAAGCGCGTATATATGCGTAATTTGAGCCTGACGTGCTTGATTGAAAACGAATAACGCCATTATTCGAGCTTACATCTGCTTGCACATAACTTAAAACCCAATCGGTTGTAGTGTCAGGAACAACAACACCTATTAAATCTTTTTGCGATGTAAAATCTGATGCAATTGGTAAAGAAAATTCAAAGGTTACATCATTATCACCAGGGTCAAATTGCAACTCAAAAAAGAAAGACATTGATACAATGTTATCTATACGCTGATAGTATCCATTCTGTTCAGTTATCGCTGTCGTGCTTGGGGTTATATTACTAATTGTAGGCGTGAATGTACCACTATCCAACTGTGGCAAGCCGTCATAGATATTCTGCACTTGGATTTGCTTGGACTGGTTTGCAGTTGTGTCCACGATATACATTATATCGTTAGCATCTGCCGTGCCTAACGTGGTCAAATCGGTTACTTTAACGCCTGCCATAGTTGTAAAATTTGCCCACTAATTTACAAATTATTCAGATACGAAATCGCATCATCTGAAGTCTTAAATACTTGCGCATTTATTTTATGCTCGGTAACATATACCAAATACACGCCCTGCTCGGTCGATACATGAAAGGAATATTCGTCTACCATTTCCCATCGCGGCTCGGTTAGCGTAAGCCACGGCGTAGGAGTAGATGTAAATTCAATATTTGTGGATGTTATGTTTATGTTGGTCATAGTCGTTCTATTAAATACATCGAACCAAAATTATTATCAGTAGCACCGCTGTTCTGAAGTGCGAATACTAAATATTGGTCAGTAGTCCAATCAACCGCGCAGGTCGTTACTCCATTAAAAAGCCCTAAATCAGCAGCAGTACCAACTGTTGTGGCTGAAAATACTTCTGTATTGTTATTAGAAGTTTTTATTACTAAATTCCTTTGTGTTTGGTTGACTAAAAATGATGCGTTACTGGCATTCAAATAAGTCATGAGCAATATTGGCGTACCGCTTAAATTAGCAGTTGTATTGGCGTATATCCTTAGAGTTTGATTCCCGTTTGTACCAGTTTTACGAGTTCTGTATGCAATCCTAATGACATCGCCAGCCGCAAAGGTATTAGCAGGGATTAGCTGCGTGTATTTAACTGTATTATTAGTATTTGCGTGTCCTGCTGTATCGGTCGTGCTTTTGTAAATTATAGGCAATGTCGGGAAAGTCGCAATGCTGCCATCGCCTCGAACATACTGCGAGGTCGTACCGCCTAACACATTGCCCAAACTTCGATTCTTCCAAAGGTTGTTAACGCCAGTTGTGTAAACCAAAAAGTCATTATTAACGGGCGTAACGGTTGTGATGTCAACATCTGAAAGTTCGTCAAGCTGGAAGCCATTTTGCACAAGCACGTAAATTTGCCCGTTGCCTGCATTCGCACGCTCAACGATTCCGATACGTGTCAAATGGTTCGGGGCTAATGGTAGCACGTTTGTTTTTGCTCCGGGTGTATTGCCTACATAGAGCGTATCGCCTGCGGTAAACATTCCCGTATTGATGCCATCGATTACGCCCTGAGTTAT